GTAGCCATTGTATCATCTCAATAAGGGTGGTCAGGGGTTGTCTTGGTCAATCAGAACGTCAAGCCGGCTCCCCCGACCATTCACTACTTATTCGCTACGGTGTATAAAGTACACTGGCTTAGTCAGCGGCATCCAAGGATTCCCATCTTCTTTACCTCACTGGCGCCGTCACCCAATCTTTACCCGCCCAACCACCCTATGTTACTACCCCCTATTTAGGAACTTCTTACACTAATCCTATTTTTTTAAAATGTAAATAACATTATTATTATTAGGGAGATGCCTCTAGGATAGAACAATGGCCAATCAGTACAGCATTACGGTGAGCGAGGATACCGATAGAATCCTCAATGAAATGAAGAAAAGCGGTTACAAGGTGTCGCAAGTTATCGACGCAGCCATCAAGACGATGCAGCAACCAGCTCTTGCACGTGCGGTAGCATTAGAACGACGTGTAAAGCACTTGGAAGGTGACCAGGAATGATTGGCAATGAGCGTTATGCTGATGAATGTGCATCATGCAAGGCTCTGATTTATGTTCATGCGACGCCAGGCGTTTTGTTTGTAGAACATTTCTGTGCAACGTGCAGAATCGCCAGGGCTTTGGAAATGATGGTTGAAGTTTTTGAAGATAGATTTGATGCTCTATGAAAATAGATATTCTAGAAAATTCACAAAAGCCCTGCGAAGACTGTGGGGATCCGTTTGGAACTATTTTTGCAGCCGATGGTGGTATTTGTACTACAATTTTGTGTTTTCAATGTATTACAATTTACACAAATGAAGATGGATTTGAATTTGAGGGATACGGAACTAACGCCATAGCAGTTCGTACAGTCAAAGCCGCCGACCATAGCGAGAGTGAATAAGTCATGATTGCAACGTGCATACTCTGCGGTTACGAAGACCACGTTCATGAATACTTCATATGGACGGCAACCGATCATAGGTTACCTGAATTATGGATGTGCGACGTCTGTGGATCACAGATACGGAACTAACGCCATAGCAGTTCGTACAGCCTCAAAGCCGCCGACCATAGCGAGAGTGAGAAAGGAAGCAATCAAGTTCAACTTGATTAGAGCCTCAATGTTTGTGTCTTTCTCTGCTCGACGCTCTTCACGTGTCATAAGCCACTTTGCAAAGCGTTCAGTTTTCGTATTTGTTTTCGTTTCTTCAATTGGTTCTTCAGGCATAGTAATCATTCCAGTCTGTCTAACGGATCAACAAGAATCAATCCGTAAGTAAGTAAGTTCAAGGCGTAAATGTACGGTCGAAGAAAGGGTATCTTTGCAAAGGGATTTACTTCCTTAAGCACGTAGAGCGCACGTTCCGCAGCCTCTGCTTTTGTACGTTGCTCAGGAGTCTCAGGTGAAAACCGAGTAGTTATTGAACCGATTGTGACCATTGTAGGGGACATCATATTCAACCTTCCTTGAAAGACGTAACAAGGATCAGTTGGTTTGCAAACCATGCTCAATCCTCATCGTAAGATTGTTGGAGTTCGTATGATCGGCGCATACGCATAATCTGTGCGTACTCCGCTTCTTCTCGCAATTGACCAGACAAAAGTAAACGTGCTGAAGGAATGGTTGCAAAGAATCCCGCTAGCGCCGTTGCATCATCAAGACGGATTACTCGATAGACGTAAATCTTTGAACCGTTTGTGGCGGCTCCTGATCCAAGAGAACTAGTGTGAACTTTAACTCCCCAATTTTGGTCAAGGTTTGTGTTCCTGGTGTAAACGTTCAAACGTCCAAAAATAAGTTGGTCAAAATCAATACCTGATTCGGTGTCATTACCCTGGCTAAATTGACCAGGTAAAGTGAAAGGAAAGTTCAACGAACTTATTGATTGCAAAGAGGTGTTAGTAATAGGTACGGTACTTGCAAGAATCCATTCAGTTACGTATCCCGTAGTAAGTCCGAGAGAAGTGATTCCACGTTGTACGTCACCAGCGATTGGGAAGAACGTCAAATCCTCCCCTGTGTATCCAGCGACGTCAATGACATCCTCGTAGATGAAGTTATGACCAGTTCCTTTGGAAGCCAATCGTGTCCATGATCCCAGGTCATAGGCGAATGCATCAGGACGGTTATTACGGATGATGATGTTTCCGCCGCCATCTATTTCCAGTTCGAGGAAAGGCAAATCTTTCTGAAGCACTACTTCTTTCACTTCTTACCACCTTTCTTTTTCTTAGATCCTTTCCAGGACTTAGCCGCTTTCTTGAAACGTGCTTGATGAGTCATACGAGGATGAGCCTTCTTTAGACGTGCAAGTTCTTTCTTCATGTATTTGTTGTAAGCACTAGGTGCACGTGCGACGGTCTTAACTGCTTTCTTGACTGCCTTCTTTCCTGCTTTCTTAGCAGTCTTTCGGGCTTCTTGTTTAGCACTCTCAATAAAGAGAGCCCTGAGTTCTTCAAGGGTTCCTTCGACTTTAACCAGGAGAACCACCTCAGTTATCGGCGGCTGTGGATTGGATCGCAATTGCCATGAAGTCTTTTGCACTCAAAGTAACAATTGAAGCATTGACACGGACGGTGATATTGCATGCTTCTCCACCGGCAACAGCTGAGGAACGAGCAGTAACGTACAGTTGGTCGTTGACGACGTAACGTCCATCATCAGAACCTTTTCCGAAGTTGTCAGGGTAAAGGTCAGTTGCTTGAGATAGGAAAGCGTCTGAATCGTAGTTTAGGGCTCCGGATGCAACTAGGGCTCTGTCGTTAGCGAAAACCAACCCACCTCGGTTTAGATCGGTAATTTGGCATTGAACCAAACCGGACCCACCCATTGCAACAAACGGGAAGGTTTGAGCGGCTGAAGTTCCTTGGAAGATGAAATCAACTGAATGAATTTGTAGTGCTTGTCGATCACCGACGTCGACATAACTGCCAAGGTCAATAGTTGCAAATGTGTCAGCATTAGCGGCACTTACTGTTACTCGTTCGGTTAGGGTAAATATTGCGGTTTTCTTCGTAGCCATTGTATCATCTCAATAAGGGTGGTCAGGGGTTGTCTTGGTCAATCAGAACGTCAAGCCGGCTCCCCCGACCATTCACTACTTATTCGCTACGGTGTATAAAGTACACTGGCTTAGT